AGACATTCAAGCTGAACAAGTTGCTGGTTTCTTAAAGTCTGCTCAAACTGCTGGACTTGCTGAAGACCAGATGAAAGAGTTAGCCAAGCAATCAATCGCTTTAGGTTATGCTTTTCCACACGAATCCGCTGAAACATTAAACGACAATATGATTATGTTAGCCAGAACTGGTGAAGCACAAGGTTTTGTTGTTGATATTCTTGAACAGAAGTATTCCGCTCTTGGCGAAGATATAACTACTCTTGATTTAAAGACTAAATCTTGGTCTGAAAAGATGGCTCTTGTTGGTGAGGTTGCTGACAAATCACAGAAACAGATGGACGCTTCTAAGTATAAAGCGTTAAATGAAATGATTGGTTCAGTAGACCAAGCGTTTACAGATGTTGGCGATACACTTGTTATGTTGGGTAGTGATTCTGGTGGTTTTGGATTAGTCAAAAAGATAATTGACGCATTAAGTATATCACTTCAATTTGTTGGTGCTGGTATTAAAACCATTGCTACTGATATTGGCGTTCTGTTTGAGAAGCTTGGCATTGTTCACGATAAACAAGTCAAGGGTATTGATTTAATTAAACAAGAACTGACCGTTGAAGAACAACTATCTAAGGCAAAGAAGTTCAAATTAGAGTTAGAGAAAGAATTAGCCATTGCTACTGGTAGTCATAGAGAAGCAATACTAAGTCAGATTGATACAATTGATAGACAAATCGTTGGTTTGAATGAATATGGCGATGCCCATCACTTTGTTAAACAAAAAATAGACGAATCTAAAGAAGCGCATAAAGAATTAAACCGAAAAATGGCTGAACTTAATGACGTTGGTAAAGACGTTGCTAAAAGTTTAGGTGGTTATTTTGCTAATATGGTTACTGGTGTTAAAACATCATTCGCTGATATGGCTAAAAGCATTATTGCTAGACTGCTTCAAGTTAGAATGGAAGCGTTGGTAACTCAATCAATTGCTAGTGCTGCTGGTGGCGGTGGTACTTTAGGCAAGATTGCTGGATTCTTTACATCACATACTGGAACATCAGAAGTTAAACATACTGGTGGTGCTATTGGTATGTCAACAATACCGTCATTTCATTCTGGCTTTAGAAGCGATGAACGTCTTGCTAAACTACAAGTTGGTGAAGCGGTAGTTAATCGTGCTGGTGCGTCAAGAAACGCTGGTGCTATTGATGCTATGAACTCTGGTGAGTCTATTGGTGGCGGTGGTAATTTTACAACTGCTGAAATTAACTTTAATGTAACCGCTATTGATTCAGCTTCATTTAATAATTATTTAGTAGGTAATAAGACTACTATTGAAAACATTATTAACCGTTCATTACAAACTAATGGAACTGTTAGACAAACGATTAAACAAGTAGTATGAATAATCTTACAACTAACTTACTTACCAATCATTATCACTATGATATTGAAGAATGGAGTAAACAGGGTAACGCAATCCCATTTGATTCGGGCATTGAACAACGTATTGTAAATTACTCAATCCCATCAATTGAATTAAACATTTCGTATAAAGGTGTTAATTGGGAAGAATTCGAATCGTTGAGAGCGTCATACGAAGCTAATAACTCTAATACTTTTATTGTTGATTTAAACGATGAAACAGCAATACCAGTTTATATTGAAGACGGTTATGTTGAAGCTAGTTACTTCCAAGAAGAACTATCACGAATTGATTTAAGACCAGACTTGATGACAACTAATGCTGCGGTATGGGCGTTTAAAAACTTCACATTTAAGATTGATGCTAAGTCATTGTTATACTCTGGAAGAATAACATTGGTTTCTTCTGTGTTCTTTAATTTCTCACAATATCAAGACTTGTTTACTCAAACTTCAAGCTACTCTATTTCGGTATCAACTGATGAATCTTTCGTTAATGTATTAACTGAAGCACAGCCTTATGCTGCTGAACTAAAGTACGCTAACAACTCAATCTTTTCTAACATTGGTCAATCAGTTAGACACGCCAGAAACAAGGGTGGATTGAAACGTGCTTGGTCGCTTTACTGGTTATTAACAGAACCAAAGTTCTTGAAGTTGATTCAGTTCTATCGTAAGAAGTCTGGAATTATGGGTGAATTTGGTATGCCAGAATATGGTACAACACACCCACAACTAAAATACTTTGAAGATGATTATATTGTAACTGACTATGTAGTTAGGGGCGTAACTGATTATCTATCTAATGCTAGATTCAATCAAGATTCATTCCAATATCAAAAACGCGTTGATGGTATGTATCAATGTCGTGCTGACATCTTAGAGGTGAAATTATGAAGACTATAACTAACACAGCGCGTGGCGATAGACAGTTAGCAATGCTACATCTGTTTGAATTTGATATGTATAACCTAGATAACACGTTCAAAGAAACACTACGTTTCACAGACCACGACATCTTTGTTGATTACAACTTACAAGATTACACGCCTTTAGCTATTACATTTGATAGATTAAGTGAAGACTTTACTATGTCTGCTGACTCAATCAATATTACTATTGACAACGTAAACAGCGCATTATCTACTGAAGCATTAGGCTCTGAATGGCGTAATAACAGAGCGTCAATTACACGAATTGTTTATACTCCAGATAGTGAAAACATTGGTGGTGAAGAATACGATTATGGTTATGGTGATAATTTAACAACATACCCAGAATTAGACTTAGATGCTATTGTTAGTAAAGATGTTTGGACATTGTTTGGTGGTGTTATTGATACATTCACAGCATCTGAAAGCATACTAAACGCAACGATTACAACCCAATTCAGTAACTGGTCTAAAGCATACCCATCAAGAACATACAATCAGAATGAGTTTACTACGATTGTTAATGCTATTAATGACACAATATATTGGGGCAGACAGAAAACAGTATGATGACTAACTGCTTCACAGTAACTATTGAATATCTTAATGTTCGTTTTACTTTGCCGAAAGGCTGGAATGGTTATAATCTAAATGTAGATGATATGGATATGTTTGTTAAAAATGAAAAAAGGTTTTTAGCAAAGAGAGAACACATCGGTTTCTTTAGAAGTTTTTGCTCAAAAGTGATAGAAGCTAAAAAAGACGATATAGTGCTTACACGCACTTCAGTTGGTGTTGCTATTAATAGATTCACTTACTGGGTTTATAACGAAGATTTGGGGCGTGTAGAGCATCAAAACTTAGATAAGAACTGTTTAATTATGAGGATTAATAATGGGTAGTAAAGTAAAAGCAATTGTTGGAATAGCGGCAATGGTATTTGCTCCAGCAATAGCTGGTTATATGATGACTGGTGCGTTTGCTGCGGCTGCTGGTTTCGGTGCTATGGCTTTGACTGCTGCTGTAACTATGGTTGGTGCTTCAATTGCTGGTTCTGCTCTAACTCCAGATGCTCCAGACTTAGGTGATTTGGCTGGTGTTGATTCATACTCTGGTCAGAAACTACAAACACAGAAGTCAAACACTAATCCAGTTCCAGTTGTTTACGGTAAACATAGACTTGGTGGTAATATTATCTATCAAAAGACTAACGCTTCTATCAATGCTGATAGCACGGCTAAAGGTTATAACAGAGATTACTGGTCTATTATTGCTGTTGCTGGACATAACATTAACGACATTACAGCTATATATGCTGGTGAAGATGCTATGAACTCATTAGGCTCTAATAAGTTTGAACTTTCACACGTTCATATTAAATGGTATGACGCTTCTGCTACTGCTACTAATATTCAAGCGGTTGATTTTGTTATTAATGATACTGGCACAACTAATACTGGCGCAACATTATCACTTGATAGTGTAGATATTCCAGCTAATACAGCGTATCTAGCGATTCACCAAGTTTTTGATGGTGAGAATAATCTTAATACTCAAATGGTAAGCAATACTATTGAAATTGAGGGAAGTAAAATCAGAACTATTGATGATGCTTCAACAATTAATAGCACAAAAACATACTCAACTAATCCAGCAGAGATTGTTTTAGATTTGTTAGGTAGTGGCTTATCTATTCCAGACGCACAGATTGATATTGCTTCATTCTACGATGTTAAAACAAAATGTACTGCTAATGGTTGGTCTTGTAATTTAGCCTTACTTCAACAGGCTAATATTCAGTCTATTGTTAGAGATGTATTATCAACTTGTCGTGGTCAAATCATTCATTCTGAAAACACTTGGAAGCTAAGAATTGACTCAAAAGAAAAAACATCTGTATCAACATTAACTGAAGCTGATATTGTAAACAACACATTTAACATTTCAATGAAAGGTAGCAAAGATATTGCTAACAAGATTATTGTTAAGTATATCGACCCAGCAGATGATTGGTTAGCGGCACAAGTTTCAATTGAAGATGCATCGCTACAAGCTTCAGACGGTGAAACGGTTCAGAAGATACTAGATATTAAAGGTATTACGAGCCAAACACAAGCTGAAGAATTAGCAGAAATTACTTTAAATACAATGCGTTATACAGAAGATGACTCTGGAACACGTATCAAACAAACACCAATCGCTTGTAACTTTGCGACATCTGTTAAACACGCTTCACTTGAAGTTGGAGATGTTATTACTATCAATCACGATTTATTGGACAGAGTACGCAAATTTATGATATTATCATTAGAAACTGACCAGAGCGGATTAATACAAGTTACTGCGAGAGAATATGCAGAAACTCACTATAAAGACGCGTCTGGCACATATTTAATTTAGGAGTAAAAAATGACAGACATTGTAACTAGAGCGGTTAAAGGCTCGGCACTATCTCATAATGAAGCAGATGCTAACTTTATTGACGCATCACGCAGAACAAGAATTGAGGTTAGAAACGTAAGTGGCTCGACTTTAGCGGTTGGAACTGTTGTTAAGGCAACTGGTTATAATTCTGGTCAAGATAAGGTTGAAGTAGAACCAACAACGGCAACAACTGATGTTGCTTTTGGCGTTATTGATGAAAGCTTAATAAATAACACAAATGGCACGGTAGTTAATACTGGTGTTGTTTCTGGTTTAGACACATCAGCCTTTACACTTGGTGATAAACTTTACTCTGATGGTGCTGGTGGCTTTACTGCTACACAACCAGCTTCTGGTGATTATCAGATAGTAGCCTTTGTGCTTCGTTCAGACGCTAGTAATGGTCGTGCTTATGTTGAATTTAGTGCGCCAGTTAGTGATGTCGCAGATAACTCTATTACACTTGCTAAAATGGCTCACGGTACTGATGGTGAATTAATCACTTATGATGCTGCTGGTGCGCCCACAACCGTTCCAACTGGAAGTGCTACACAAGTATTAACATCTAATGGTGCTGGAACAACTCCAACATTCCAATCTGCTGCTGGTGGTTTTACTTCATCAACATTCTTAGACCAAGGCACTCTATTCAGTAGAGCAT